GGGTTAATAAAGAAGACTATCAAAACTATAGCAGGATTATTAATAGAGAATGGAAAGCAAGAATAGACGCCTCACGGTGCTTAATTATTGCTGAACGAGGAATGTATAAGCGTTGCCGAGAAGATTGCGCTCAATGCCCTTTAGCGCGGACTGGCAACCATATTTCATATGACGCAATTATTGAAAATACTGGAAATGAACTTCCAGATTCTTTTGATATGCGTGTCGAACATGAGTATGACGAACTGCGTGACAAGTTATGGGAAGAAGTTTCAAAACTAGATAAGTTAGATCAAAAAATATTGACGCTATATAACGAAGAATTTACGGAACGGGAAATTGCTAAAGAAGTAGGTCTAAGTCAAAAGGCGGTAAACCTTCGCATTCGTAAGTGCGTCGAACTCTTGAAAGAAAAATTGAAAAATTACTAATTTAACTACTCAAACGCCGACTATTTCTCCTTTTAAAGGTAAGAGGCTAAAAACCTCAAAGGAGGGAGGTAGTATCGGCGATAAGAAAGAGAAGAACAGTGAAGAGTATAAGGAATTAATCGAAGCCCTGGTACTCATCAGCATGGTTACAGAAGAGTTAGCCAAAAAAGTAATTCGATTGAAACAAGAGAAAAAGGAGGAAACGAATCATGAGTAATTTTGAACAAGTAGACAAATTACTAGTAAAACTCATCGACGAGATTAATGCGTGGCGTAAAGAGTTAAAAGAACTGTATGCGCCCGAAACAAAAGGCACGGAAACAGTTCCTGAACAAGCCGTCGAATTAGTACCGATTACGCTCGTAGAGGTACGCACAAGACTTGCTGAATTATCGCGAGATGGGAAGACGAATCAAGTACGTGCCTTAATCGAGAAATTCGGAGCGTCGAAGTTGTCCGAAATTGACCCAAAACACTATCCAGCAATTATGGATGCGGCGGTGGAAATTGATCATGGCAAGAGATAACGGACACGCATTAATAGGTGGTAGTTCGCTAAGTCGGGCAATGGAATGTCCGCCCAGTGTGCGCCTAACGGAACACTATGATGATGAAAGTTCGATTTATGCAAAAGAGGGGACTTCTGCGCACTTATTACTAGAAAAGAAGGTAAAAATGCGATACGGAATTCCCTTTGAAGAAAGTAATGAAGAACTTGAATACTATAGCGAAGAAATGGAAGAAACGACTGATATAGCACTTAACTTTATAAGTGAAGTTTATGAAAAGTTAGTGGAAGAAGGCAAGCATCCATTTATCGCTAGTGAAGTACTCGTCGATTTCTCGGATGTTGTCCCTGAAGGAAGCGGGTCATCGGACGTTGTGATTGTTTATGATGGTGGCATCTATGTTATCGACTATAAGCACGGAAGAGGTGTAGAAGTCAGCTGTGAAAATAACCCACAATTGATGATTTATGCCTACGGAAGTATGCGCATGTTTGAAGCGCTCTATGACACGGTTGACATCAACATGGTGATTATCCAGCCGCGCCTTAATAACATCTCAGAATGGTCATGTACTAAAGATGAATTAGTGGACTGGGCAGTGAATGAAGTTAAGCCGAAAACAGCGCTCGCATACGAAGGCAAAGGCGAATTCAAATGTGGTCCGTGGTGTAAGTTTTGTAAGGCACGACGAGACTGTCGACATCGAGCAGAAGAGATGCTTAAAATCGAAGGCTATCGTGTTAAAGATAAAGCACTACTAACCATTGAAGAAATCGCTGAAATTCTTGGGAAAATTGATGACTTCATAAGTTGGCAATGACATCAAAGAGTTTGCCCTAACTGAAGCATTAAGCGGAAAGCAAATACCAGGATTCAAACTCGTGGAAGGGCGCTCAAATCGTAGGTACACATCCGAAGAAGATGTCGTTAAAGCGGTCGAAGAAGCAGGACTTGATCCATTCGAGAAAAAGTTATTATCCATCACCGAACTAACGAAACGCCTTGGTAAGAAGAAGTTTACTGAACTCGTGGACAAATATGTCTACAAACCAGCCGGGAAGCCAACTCTCGTAGAAGAAACAGACAAGAGACCCGTAATAAACTTGGCAAGAATTGATTTTATGGAGGAATAGGAAATCATGTCAAAAACAAACCCATGTAAGGTAATTACATCAGTAGTGCGATTCAGCTACTTAAACGCAAATGAACCACGTGCCACAACAGAAGGCGCAGTACCAAAGTATTCTGTTTCACTTATTATTCCTAAAACCGATACGGATTTAGTGAAACGCATTCATGATGCGATTGAAGCCGCCTATAAAGAAGGTGAATTCAAACTTCGTGGCGCTAGTAAAAGTGTCCCGCCATTAACAGCAATTAAAAATCCACTTCGTGACGGCGATTTAGAAAGACCAGATGACCCTGCTTATAAAGGTAGTTACTTTGTAAACGCAAACTCGACGAGTAAACCTGAAGTAGTCGACGCAGCGCTTAATCCAATTATTAAAACTAGCGAAATTTATAGCGGCATTTATGGGCGTGCCTCAATTACATTCTACGCTTTTAACAGCAACGGAAATAAAGGCATTGCATGTGGCTTAAATCACCTTCAAAAGATCCGTGATGGTGAACCATTAGGCTCCAAAGCAACAGCTGAATCCGACTTCGGTGACAACGAAGGATTTCTTGACTAACAAGAATAACTTGGGGAGCGGCACTACGCTGCTCTCCTTTTTGGAGGTATGTCTATGATTAGTAAACTATCTATCGACTTAGAGACATACTCCGCGACATCATTAAATGCTGGTGTTTATAAATACACCGAAGATCCAGCGTTTGAAATATTACTATTTGCTTATTCAATAAATGACGGACCTGTAGAAGTAGTGGATTTAGCGATGGGCGACAAAGTACCACAAGTCGTCCTTGATGCTCTCATAAATCCTAACGTTACTAAATGGGCTTTTAACGCTCAGTTTGAAAGGATATGTCTCTCTCGCTTTCTAGGCTTACCTGCTAATACTTATTTATCTCCGCACGGCTGGAAATGCTCAATGACATGGGCGGCTAGTCTTGGTCTCCCTTTTTCATTAAAGGATGTAGGGAAAGTCTTAAACATCGATAAGAAGAAGATTGAAGAAGGGAAAGACTTAATACGATATTTTTGTCTTCCGTGTAAGCCGATAAAACAAAACGGGCATCGCTTACGTAATTACTATTATCACGATAAAGAAAAGTGGGAACAATTTAAGTTTTATAACAAGCGAGATGTTGAAGCGGAAATGGCGATTCAAGAACGATTAGCAAATCATCCGATGTCTGAGTCTTTATGGGAGGAGTATTGGATGTGCGAATTAATCAATGATCGCGGTGTTTTAGTTGATACTATGTTATCGAGGAATGCGATTAAAATAAACGGGATTTGTCGGGGAAAATACCTAAAAACACTGCAAAATATCACTGAATTAGAAAACCCTAACTCGGTCGCTCAACTAAAAGATTGGTTAAGTGAAAATGATATTGATGCTCCTTCATTAGGTAAGAAAGAAGTAATCGAATTACTTAAAGATACGACTGATGAAAATGTGCAAGAAGTATTACTTTTACGCCAATTAATTTCAAAGTCATCCGTTAAAAAGTATGAAGCGATTATTAATTCTAAATGTAAGGATAACAGGGTGCGCGGTATGTTTCAGTTCTATGGTGCAAATCGTACGGGTCGTTTCTCTAGTAAAATCGTGCAACTACAAAACTTACCACGAAACTCGCTTGAAGACTTAGAGGCTGCTCGTGCTTTAGTTAAAGCAAATAATCTACCAGCACTGGAAATGCTTTATGGTGACGTTACTGATGTTTTATCGCAGCTTATTAGAACAGCATTCATTCCTGCTCCTGGCCATAAGTTTATCGTTAGCGACTTCTCAGCGATTGAAGCACGAGTTATTGCGTGGTACGCCGAAGAAGAATGGCGCTTAGAAGCGTTTCGGAATAACGAAGATATTTATTGCGCTAGTGCGAGTCAGATGTTTGGTGTTCCCGTCCTAAAGAATGGTGTCAATAGTGACCTTCGTCCTAAAGGGAAGATTGCCGAGTTAGCGCTCGGTTATGGGGGCGCTGTGGGGGCGTTAGTAGCAATGGGGGCGATTGATTACGGTCTTAAAGAAGAAGAGTTACAAGCGCTTGTAAACGCCTGGCGGTCGACTAATCCTCGTATCGTTGAATTTTGGTGGAAAGTAGATAAAGCCATTAAAAAGGTAATTAACGAAGGCAAAGTAATAAGACTTGGAAAGTTAATATTCGAGTATCGTGCCAAGATGCTTTTTATCCATTTGCCAAGTGGTAGGAAACTCTCATACGTTAAACCGGAAATAAGAGAGGGACAAATCACTTATTACGGGATTGGCGACAATAAGAAGTTTGTTCGTATTGAGTCGTATGGCCCAAAGTTTGTCGAAAACATTGTGCAAGCGACAGCTCGGGACTTACTCGTATTTGCGATGAAAAATATGAACTTACCGATAGTGATGCATATCCATGACGAAATTGTAGTGGAAGTGGCGCCTCACGTAACGCTTGAAAGTGTCATGCAAACGATGAGTATTGTTCCCTCATGGGGGAAAGGGTTGATTCTAAATGCCGATGCTTTTGAATGCGAATTTTATAAGAAAGATTAATGGAGGATTAAATATATCATGAAAATAACAATCTACACCGCTAACGGCCGTGGGGACGAGAAGAATGTTCTCTATCCGCACGAGATAAATATCGACACTAAGCAGAAACTTGATGCTTCTATATTTGAAAACGATTATGTAAGTGCTTTGTATAAGGGGAACTATCGGTCAAATGATAATTTTATTAAAGCAAACTGCATCATGGCCGATATCGATAATGATCATAGCGAAAAAGAGAGTGAGTGGTTTACGGCAGAGGATGTAAAAAGTGCCTTGCGTGGCGTACCTTTTATCATCCACTATTCACGAAACCACATGAAAGACAAACAAGTTACAAAAGCAAATGGGACACTTGAGATTCGGCAAAAGCGACCAAAGTTTCATTTAATTATTGCGACAAACGAGATAACGTCAAAGGAAGATTTCGATGTGTTGCTTACTCGCTTTGCTTCCTTATTCCCATTCATCGATAAAAAGGCGAAAGACGCGGCACATTTCTTCTTTGGGACGGAGCATCCAAAGGCTGAGTTATTTGATGGCTATATGCCTTTAAACGAACTGCTTGATGAGATGGAATTTGATAATGCCGTCGAAAATAAAGAGATTCCAGAAGGTGAAAGAAATGCGACGATGTATCTATACGCCACAAAGGTGCTAAAGCGTTATGGTGATAGTGAAAATGCTCGCATTCTATATGACGAAAAAGCAACTTCGTGTAATCCGCTTTTAGAAGACAATGAACTTGAAACCATTTGGAAGAGTGCAGTGCGCTTTTATCAAAAAGTAGTAGTGGTTGATCCATCATATAAAAATCCTGATGAATATATTGATACGAATTCTTACGCTCCAACGGATTATAGCGATGTAGCCCAAGCACGCTTAATTGATAAATATTTCGCAAATGAACTTAAGTACAGCGCTGCGACTTTAAATATCGTGTATCGCAATAATAAGTGGGAAGAAAGTGAGTCAGGAGCGCAAGCCATAGCCCAAGAACTAACGGAGCGGCAACTGCGAGAAGCAGAGCGGCTTATTATTGAATATTTTCAAAAGTGTAAAGTTCTTGGTGTTTTTGGAATTGTCGCAAATAGTAAGAAAAAGGAAATTGATGGCAGTTTAAACGATAAACAAAAAGAGGCATATTACGGCTACTTAGATGCTAAAAAGTATAAAGAGTATGTTATTAAGCGAAGAGCGAGTCATGCTATTTCCGCCTCTTTAAAAGAAGTTCGACCAATGGTAGAAATCGATTCAACAATGCTGGACGCTAATCCCTTTTTACTTAACACACCAGGCGGGACTTATGACCTTCGTAAAGGCGTCAAAGGGCTAAGAGAACATCGAGCAGAAGATTTAATTACGAAGATGACAACCGTGGCACCTTCCCTTAAAGGGAAAGGGGTGTGGGATAAATTTCTACATACGGTGTTTGGTGGTAATCAAAATCTCATTGATTATGTACAAGAAATGTGCGGTATTACTTTAATCGGTAAAGTCTATGTTGAAGCGTTCATCATTGCTTATGGTGATGGTGGGAACGGGAAATCGACGTTTTTTAATTCTATCTCGCACGTAATAGGTGACTACCATGGGTCAATCGCAAGTGACGTATTAACGACAGGAATTAAACGTGATAAACAAGCTGATTTAGCAGAATTACGCGGCAAAAGGCTTGTAATTGCGGCAGAAACGAAAGTTGGCGACAGTCTTGATGAATCAACCATTAAGCGCATGTGTTCGACCGATAAAATAAACGCTTGTAAAAAATATAAGGATCCATTTGATTTTGTGCCAAGTCATACGCTAGTCGTCTACACGAACAATTTACCGAAAGTAAATACGATTGATGACGGCACTTGGCGAAGGATTATTGTTATTCCGTTTAAGCATAAATTTACTGGCACAGAAGACATTAAAAACTATGCGGAAGTGCTAGTGGAAGAGGCGGGCGAATATATCCTTTATTGGTTAATTGAAGGCGCCAAAAAAGCGATTGATAATAAGTTTCATATTGAACCGCCAGCAGAGGTAATAGACGCCATTAAAGGCTATAAAGAGCAAAGCGATACCATTACCATGTTTCTCCAAGAGAAATGCGATACGAGTGATAAAAAGGCTGAATGCCCAAGCGGAGAACTTTACGCCAAGTATCGTGCCTATTGCTATGAAATGGGTGAAAAGGCGCGGAGCACAACAGATTTTAATGTGGTGCTTAGTAAAAACGGGTTTATAAAAGTAAAGAAAAACAGCCGATTTTACATTAAAGGGATATCAATTTTGCCAATCGACCTCTCCTCTGCAGCCGAAGATTTTGAGGAGTTACTAAAGTAAAAAGTTCAAAACAATGAGGTCGATGAGGTCATATCCTAACTTATTCATATAAGGAAAAAAATAATAATAAAAATTATATATAGAAAAGTACGGAAACGACTTCATCGATCTCATCAATACTAAAGTATTGGAAAGAGGTCGCATGGGAAAAGAGACGAAAATTGAGAAGAAATTGGTGCAAGAAGTTAAAAAGGCTGGTGGTTTAGCCTTAAAACTCGTTAGTCCAGGATATGTAGGTGTTCCTGACCGCTTAATTCTAATAGCGTTTGGCAAGATTGGCTTTGTCGAAGTAAAAGCACCTAATCAAAAACCACGCAAGATACAAATGAGGCGTCATAAGGAACTACAAAAACTTGGGTTTAAAACTTATGTACTTGATGATGAAAAAGAAATAGGGGGGATTATCGATGCAATACGAACCACATGAATATCAAACATTTGCCACTAACTACATTGAAACGCACCCGATTAGTGCACTCCTCGTTGATATGGGGTTAGGGAAGACGGTTATTACACTTACTGCCCTTTTGAATCTTTTGTTTGATTCCTTCTTAATTCATAAAGTGTTGGTGGTTGCTCCGCTTCGAGTCGGGCTTATCTCGTGGCCCGATGAACTTGCTAAATGGGATCATCTTCAATTTCTTAAATCTAGCGTTGTTATTGGGAGTGAAGCGGAGCGCTTACGTGCCTTAGCGGAAAAAGCCGATATTTACATTATCAATCGGGAGAATCTTGATTGGCTTGTACGAAAAAGCGGATATACCTTCGACTTTGACACCGTCGTTATCGATGAATTATCAAGTTTCAAAAATGCTAAATCAAAACGGCACAAAGCGTTGATGCAAGTTAGACCTTATATTAAGCGCATTGTTGGCTTAACGGGAACGCCAGCTTCTAACGGATTAATGGATTTATTCGCGGAGTTTAAGTGCCTTGATAATGGGGCAAGACTTGGGCGCTTTATCACCCGCTATCGTGAAGAATACTTTCTCCCTGATAAGCGTAACGGTATGGTTGTCTTCTCCTATAAACCACAAATCGGAGCGGAAGAGCGCATTTATAAAAAGATTTCGGACATCACGATATCAATGAAAGCAATTGACCACCTAAAAATGCCAGGGTTAATTGAAGTTGAGCACGCAGTCGATTTAGCGGATGAGGAAAAAGAGTTGTATAAAGAACTACAAGAAGAAATGATTGCTGAAATCGAACATAAGGAAATCACTTCCGCGAATGCGGCTGTGCTGACTGGGAAATTACTACAAATGGCAAATGGAGCAATTTATTCCGATAACGGTGATGTTGTCGAGGTACATGAACAAAAACTTGATGCCTTGGAAGATGTTATCGAAGGGGCTAATGGCAAACCGCTACTTGTCGCTTATTGGTTCAAGCATGATTTAGAGCGGATTAAACGAAGGCTTAATAAATTAGGCGTTATATACGAAACACTAGATAAACCAGAAGCAATACGAAAGTGGAACGCTAAAGAGTTAGAAGTAGGGTTAGTGCATCCTGCTTCCGCTGGTCACGGTCTTAACCTTCAAAGTGGTGGGAACACGCTTGTGTGGCTTGGGCTAACGTGGAGTTTAGAGTTATATCAGCAAACTATCGCTAGGATTTATCGCCAGGGGCAAAAAGAGAAAACCGTGGTAATTATTCATCTTGTTACAAAAGGGACGATGGATGAAAGAGTGCTAAAGGCGCTACAAAGAAAAGACGCAACACAATCACGACTGGTTGATGCGCTTAAAGCTGAACTTAAAGGAGGTGGCTATGAATGCTAGAGAATACTTAGAACGAATTAAAACGCTAGAAACGGAAATAAGATACATGAAAATGCGGTGCGAGTATTATGATGAGATGAGTTTATCAATTCCTGGACCATGTCTTGATAGAGAGGTGCTTAGTCCTAATAAGAATCTCCAAGCACCGTTTGTAAAGTGGCTTAATAAAAAGTTTGATATCGAAATTGAAATCAAGAATAAAGAAGAAGAACTGAAAAATCTCAAAGCAGAAGCACTCCTTAAAATTGAAGCAATGAACAGTGAAGACTATAAATGTATTCTTATTGAGCGATATTTCAACCATCGGAATTGGGATGACATTGCTACAAAAATATATGTGAGTAGAAGCACAATAAAGCGTTGGCACGAGGATGCACTAGCGGAATTTGAGGCGATATTAAATATTGAACCACGATGAACCGCAATGAACCGCTTTGGACTGTTGTAATCTGTCAAGAGTTGTAGTATTGTAAAATTGGCGAAAGCTAAAAGGAGAGCCTGTGAGGAATCATGGGTTCTTTTATTTATACACAATTCGGAGGAAAGACGATGGCGAAGAAACTCGATGCCTTTGAAAAGTGGAAAGCTTCAACCGGTATCAATTCATGGCCAAAGGTTCGAGAATTATTGACTGATTTATCTAAAAAGGGATATACGCAACGTCAAATCTGTGAACGCCTTAAGTTGAGTGAGGCGTACTTTTCGAGGTTAAAAAAGAAACACCCTGAGATAGAGCAGGCTTTTATTGACGCTGATGACTATGTTTTAGATGCTGCTTTTACTGCCTTATACAAAGTGGCATTCGGCTCTACATATGTGACGGAAGACACTTGGCTTGAAGATAAGCAAGACGGTAGTAAACCAAGGAAGAAAGTTCACCGTGTTAAGCGAGAAACGGAACCTAATTTAGGTGCGCTTGTCTATCTATTAACACAGCGCTTTGGAAGACAGTATTCAGATAAGCGTGAAGAACTTGAACTAGCACGCCAAAAAATGGAAAACAATAAGGAGGAATGGAGTAATGGCACTAACGATAACGATGGTGAAAACAAGTGATTTAATTCCGTATGAGAAAAATCCGCGCAAAAACGATAAAGGCGTTGATGCTGTTGCTAATTCCATTAAGGCTTACGGTTTTAAAGTACCAATCGTGATTAGTAGCGATAATGTTGTCGTTACGGGTCACACAAGATTAAAAGCGGCTAAAAAGTTGGGGCTTGAAGAAGTACCGTGTATTATCGCGGATGATTTAAGTGAAGAGCAAATCCGCCAATTTCGTATCGTCGATAACAAAACAGCTGAACTATCGGACTGGGACTTTGACTTATTACGAGAAGAACTTCTAGCGTTAGATGAAGTCGATATGGTGCAGTTCGGATTTGATGATCTCGATGCCATTTTACAAACGGAAACTAAAGATGATGACTTCGATTTTGATGAAGAACTACCAGAAAACCCGTATTCAAAACGTGGTGATGTGTATGTTCTTGGTGAGCATCGTGTGATGTGTGGTGATTCAACCTTAAAAGAAGATGTCGATATCTTGATGAATGGTAGAGTTGCCGACCTTATTGAAACTGATCCACCATATAACGTCGCAATTGGCACAAAGGGGAAGCAATATAAAGAAAGAGGCGGATATAACACCGGTATGACTGACCGCACAATTCTTAATGATGATATGGATGACACCTCATTCCGAGAATTTCTAAAAAAGGTGATGGTTAATTTCTATAACAACATTAAGCCTGGTGGATCAATTTATGTATTTCACGCAGATACTGAAGGGCTTAATTTTAGGTCTGCTTTTAAGGAAGCTGGTTTTAAACTATCGGAATGTCTAGTGTGGAAGAAGAACAATTTCGTTTTAGGAAGACTTCCTTATCACTACATCCATGAACCAATCCTATTTGGATGGCGTGAAGGCGCGGCTCATTACTTTGTAAATGATAGAACGCAAACAACCGTTCTTGAATATGACCGTCCACAAGTTTCTGACCTTCATCCAACCATGAAGCCGATTCCGCTTGTGACTAAACTTATTCAAAACAGTAGTCGACGTGGCGAACTCGTGCTTGATCTCTTTGGTGGAAGCGGAACGACACTTATTGCTTGTGAGCAAATTAAAAGAACCGCTTATCTAATGGAACTTGATGAAAAATATGTTGATGTCATCGTTAAGCGTTATTTAAAGCAAAAAGATAGTACAGAAAACTCTTATTTACTACGAGACGGGAAACAAATTCCGCTTTCTGAAATTGTTGAATTTAGTCTTGATTCCTTCTTAGGCTAAAGCAAAAAAGACAGGCACATATGTGCGTATATGCGTGTCTTTTGATAGGACTTTATATATGTTAAAAAATCATGAAATATGATGTCCATATGAGTTGCTATATCTTTGATATAGAGCAAATATATGAATGATGAAAAAAGGGCTACATCGTGGCACTAAGGCATCGCAAAAACGAAAGAAAGGGCTTAAAGAAATGTTACTAGTTACACAAAGTAAACGACGGATTAACCAACTCGGTTATAACAAGAAAACTCGCGAGTATGTCTATCTCCATAACGGTGTAGAAATATGGCGTGAAAAGGGTGATGAATCGCTCTTAAAATACTTTGGCGAAGTCCGAGCGGGAATGCGCTTTATCGAAGATGAAGATATCGCTAAACTAACGACTGCGTCAATTTGGAAGAAGTACAGTGACTCATGTCAAGAGTTCGCTAAGAAAGAAGGATGGTTATGAAAATCGTAAAAGGACAAATCATTAAGGCGAAATTAGAAAATTACAAAAAGTTCCATGATATTGAAGGCATTATCGATGAAGTATTTGAAAACGGTTCGTATTTAGATGGAACATGGTATGCGGTTATGGTAACGGGTGGCGATACTAAAAGTAAACTCGTCGAGATGTTAGCAAGTGAACGCATCGTGATTGTTATCCCAGAGCGCAATATTATCGAGGTAGTTGAGAATGAAAACGCTTAAAGTAGGCGATAAAATCCGCATTATTAACATGAAGGATGAGCCGCACTATGCAGGAAGAGAAGGTGTTATTGATTTTATCGATAGCATCGGTCAAATCCACGGAACCTGGGGCGGATGTGCGCTTATCCCTGGTGTGGACGAATACGAAATAGTATGAAATGTGCATTGTGCGGTAAAGAGATAACTCATCACGGACATAACGGCGAACCGTGTACTGAAGGGCGAGTGTGTGACGAATGTAATATCGCTAAAGTACTACCAGCACGCATCTTATTAATGAATAAAAATAAATAGCTAAAACGGCTATTACCTGAGCAAGAGGTACCAATTGGTGCCTTTTTTCTTACTCAAAAGGAGGGTTCATATGTTAAAAGTGATTGAACTCTTCGCGGGAGTAGGGGCGCAAGTGCAGGGATTAAAAGACGCTAATGTTCCTCATGAAATAGTCGCAATAAGCGAAATTGATAAGTATGCGCTAAGTGTGTATGAAGCCTTACACGGAGCAGTTAATAATCTTGGAGATATACGAAGCATAGAATCCTTACCAAGAGCGGACCTATGGACTTATTCGTTTCCGTGTACTGATATTTCTATTTCTGGTCGGATGAAAGGGTTTGAAAAGGAAAGTGGGACTGGTTCATCGCTTTTATGGGAGGTAGAGCGACTTTTAGAAAAAGCACGAGAAAACGGCAATTTACCAAAATATCTCTTAATGGAGAACGTTAAAAATATTGTGTCGAAACGCTTTAAGCCTTTATTTGAAGAATGGATCGATTATCTTTCATCGTTAGGCTATAAATCGTTCTATAAAGTGTTAAATGCTAAAGATTACGGTGTTCCGCAGAATCGAGAACGGTGCTTCATGGTTTCGTTTCTTAATTACGATGGTGATTTTAGCTTTCCTAATAAAGTACCATTAGAAACAAAACTAAGTGATTTACTCGAAAAAGATGTCGCGGAAAAATACTTTTTAAGTGAAAAACTTATTACTAACTTTTCAAGCATGGAGAATCGTAATGGGTTTATTCGTGGACTGCGGTTTAGACCACAATTTAGAGATGCGCCCTTTGGGTGGACGATTACTACAAATCCAGGTAGTAGAGCAACTGATAATTTCATCATTGAACCGATTCCGTGCGCCTTACGTGGACGAAGAGAAGAGGATGGAAAAATCCACCAGCATCTTGAAATTAAAAAAGACGGGATTACAAATACTCTCACAACTGTAACTAAAGATAACCTTATTCTTGAAGGATTAGACAATTCAAAGTTTATGATTCCACAAGCGGTGAAAAAAGGGTATGCCTTAGCGGAAGTAGGGGACGGTGTTTATACGAATAGATGCGAATTTAAACGAGGTGTCGTACAAAAAAAGATGATTCCAACATTAAAGACTACAGTCTCCGATATTGGCGTTGTCGTTAATGATCCACAAGACTTAATTTCAATACGACGATTAACACCGCGAGAGTGTTGGCGCCTTATGGGGTGGAAAGATGAGAGTATCGACATTGCTTTTAGCACTAAAGTAAGTGAAACACAGCTTTATAAAATGGCTGGTAATTCAATTGTCGTTAACTGTTTAACAGCGATATTTAAAAATCTCTTTGGAGCGTATCATGGTTAAAGCGACACTTGAAACTTTATATATGTCCTTTGTCTCACTATTTATCTCGTGGATGATAGCAATGCCACTTGGGACACTCGTCTCAGAAACTAGACCAGGCGGACTATTCCCACATAAAATTGCTAACTTCGTTTTAAATCGACTTATTGATTTAGGGCGTAGTATTCCCTTTATCTTACTAGTTGTTTTTCTCTTTCCGTTTACAAGATTAATACTAGGCACTGCTATCGGAACTAGTGCCATGATTATTCCTTTAACGATTAGTGCAATCCCTTTTGAAGCACGGTTAATTGAAGAAATATTGTCGGAAGTACCTTATGCGACAGTTGAGGCCGCTAAAATCGATGGAGCATCTAATACGAAGATTATTATTCACATTAAATGGGCGAGTAAAGTTCCCTATTTAGTTAACTCATTAAGCATTGCTTTAATTAACATCATTGGCTACTCAGCAATGGCAGGAGTAGTTGGTGGCGGTGGATTAGGGAATTACGCTATTGTTTACGGATTTCAACGCTTTAATTGGACGATTATTGCTGAATCTATGGTGATTATCATTATCATCGTTTCAATGATTCAAATCATTAATAACTTATTAGTGCGTTATTTATTATGGAGGTGTTTATGCTTAAAACATTAAAGTTTGCGGTGCTTGTTAGTTTGCCAGTTTTTGTTTTAACGAGCTGTAATAAAGAAAGTAAAACGATTGTAGTAGGTGCAAGTTCCACGCCTCATGCCCTTATTTTAGAAGAAGCAAAAGATTACGTTTTATCGAAAGGATTTAAACTTGATATCACTATTTTTAATGATTATGTATTACCGAATTTTGCTTTAGAAAATGGTGAGTTAGACGCTAATTACTTTCAGCATAAGCCGTATTTAGAAGAATTTAACTCTGCTAACGGTACGCATCTAATCTCAGTAAAAGACATTCACTTTGAACCAATGGGTATTTATGCAGGTACGAAGAGCGATATTAGCGCTTTTTTAAAGACTGATACCATTATTGTTCCAAGCGATAAATCTAACTATGATCGTGCGATTAATTTATTAAAAGAACACGGAATGAACGAAGCAAATATTATTGAAGTAGAAGCGCAAAACATTCCGTTAATGCTAAGTGATTGTGCTTTTGCTGTTATAAACGGAAACTATGCACTTTCAGCTGGAGTCGTTGAAAGATGTTTAATTACTGAAGATAAAGATTCCGATATCGCTAAAAGAATGGCTAATGTTATTGTGGTGAAAAAAGGGAATGAAAAAAGCGCTAAAACTCAGATACTAATTGAAGCACTATCTCAAGATAATATTGAGACTTTTATTAAAAATAAGTTTGGTGATTCAGTTATTTACTTGGGATAAGGGGAGGAAATATTTAATGGCTTATGAAAAAACAAGTCCTAAGCATCCAGATAAAATGTGTGATGTTATTGCTGGTGCACTAGTAGACATGGCTTATAAAAAAGAAGAAAATCCGCGAATCGCAGTGGAGGTTTTACTTGGTCACGGACACTGTCACATCATTAACGAAACGTCAGTGAAATTAGATGAAAAAGAAGTGATAAAAGCAGTGCATCGTATTGTGGGGCGGAAGGTAAATGTTGATTACAAAGAGTATCCACAAGACGAGCATTTAAGCCTTAATCAAAAAGGAAAAATTAGATGTGGCGATAACGGTATATTTAAAGGCGTTCCGCTTACGGAAGAGCAAAAGGTACTTACAAAAATTGCGAAAGAAATCTACGACATTTATCCTTATGACGGCAAATATATTCTTGATAACGAAAGACTTATCATTTGTCATAGTAATGTTAGTACTGATGAACTTAAAAAAATGTTCGCATATGCTGAAGTAAATCCACTAGGCGATTGGACGGGAACGGAAGAAGTTGATGCAGGGGTAACGAATAGAAAACTCGGTAGCGATATGGCTGACTCCGTAACTGGTGGAGGGTTACACGGTAAGGATTTATCTAAAGCTGACGTAAGCGTTAATATCTATGCGTTCTTGAAGGCGCAAGAAACGGGTGAAGTTATCAGCCTTAGCTGCGCTATTGGTGATGAATATATTGATGGAAAACCATATGAAGAAATCGTAGCGATTGCGAGAAGATACATAAAATCTCTTGGTGGATTTGAAGAATTTGCTAAGTGGGGATTACTCCGTGCTGAGTAAATGTAAAGCAATTAATCGTTTTTATAGGAGTTCTTCATGGGAACAAGCACGACTAATTAAAATACATAGCGCACACGGGTTATGCGAGAAGTGTGGTGCGGTTGGTGAAGAAGTTCATCATATAATTCACGTAACGCCGAGTAACGTTCACGATATCAACATTACTTTAAATCAAGATAACCTCTTATTACTTTGTAAGGATTGTCATAACAAAGAGCATGAGCGATTCGTGAAATCTAGAGTAAAGTTTGATAAGAGTGGGCAAATTATTCCTTATTAAGGTAAATTGATACCCCCCACCCTAGAGCGAAAACTTTATTCTAGAAGTACCGCAGCCCCCACCTCAGAAATACGGGGGACCAAATTTTCAGAAATCCAGGAATCCAAGCGACCTGGATTTTTTATTGGAGGAAATATGATTGACGAAAGAGTAATGGAAGAATATGAACGCCTCGTAGATTTATTTAAGGACGTTGAAGAAAATAAAGCTAAATTAGTGGATGAACTATTAATGAAGGCAGCTTTTCTAAAAGTTCAATTAGATGAATTAGAATTTTCTTTAAAAAAGAATGGAGCGATTCAATATTCTAACAAAGGTAATATGCGTGAGTCAGTTACCTATAAAACTTATTTAAAAACTTTGACAGTGTACCAAGGAATTATAAAAACGCTCAGCATTGTGATGGGAAAAAATACGATTGATGACGACGATGAATTTGATGAGTTCTTACGGTCGGCAAATCTTTAAGGAGGAGTTATGGCTTACGAAATAAATATTCATGTAGATAAAAAAGGAAAACTCGTAACAGAAGAAGTACCTTTTACTATCTCCGTCTTTAAAGAAAGTAAGCGGGTGAAACTAAACTTCACGATTGATGCAGAAATCGATAGCGAATATCACTATTTAAAATTCACTCATCAAAAAACAAATTATTTATATCGGGTGCATAATAATTCTTTCGAAATTCCAAAAGCTGTAACTGCTTGGGAAGGTAGATGGGAGTTCTCGTTTATATGTTGTGATGAACCCGCTAACTCAAGTAATGTCATTACTGCTAATTATATTTATGCAAGTGAGCCGATTGTGGCAAATGTCGCTCGCGGTAATTTAGGTAATAATTCGACCACTGAAGAACAAAACTTACTTCGTGAACTTGTCGAAGGTACATTTGATGAGTTTGAGATTCCTAACACCGCTTCATTTATCAGTCGTTACTTTTTATCAAGTTGTCCGCAAGCATTCACACTCATTGTTCCCTCAAGTGTAATTACGATTAAGGACCGTATTTTGTATGAGTCTGGATGTACGAAAATCATATTTGAAGAAGGGTCGCAACTTAAAACACTCGAAGATTATGCGCTATATCGAATTGCGAATCTTGGTGATATCACGTTCCCTAGATCAATTGATTCATGGGGGAAATATAACTTAGGTTTTTGTGGAAGCGGAATCGTGCGGTTTGAATCAGTTTCGAATTTAAAAACTTTGGGAAGTCACGCTTTCTGGAGTATCCCGAATTTAACGAAATTATACCTTCCAGATCGTCTTCAGACTTTGGCTGGTTTAACGGCAGTCATTAAAAACTGTCCGCAACTTAATGAGGTATGGATTCCAAATACTATAACCGCTGCTATCCCCGCTAGCGCAATTCAAGATTGTCCGCTTCTTAATAAGATCACACTGCAAAGCAACTTTAATGCATCAGCGAATTTCTCGAATGTCCCAAATCTAACACGAGAGTCAATCGTCTTGATGTTTAACGCTTTAAAAGATTTAAGTGGTGCAGGGGCAAAGGTGCTCACGTTAGGTGCAGGTAATCTAGCTAAGTGTACACAAGAAGAACTAGATATTGCACTTAATAAAAACTGGTCACTTGCATAAGGGGGTATTAGTTTATGGAAATTAGAGAAGAAAACGGTAGACGCATTTTATATGCCGAACCAGGGAAAGTATTACAAAGCGTAACAGACGGCATGATTATCGGTCCATGGTTAATCCTTGGTAAAAACGATAGCGAAATCCATTATCACGATATTGATGAACCGATTGAAGAAGCACTCCCTAAAGCGACAGCACCAAAATATCAAGCGCACTTAAACGATACCCTTATTGAAGAAGACGCCCCTACTCCTGATAGTGAGCCTCTTGAGGAATGAGTTATTTACTAGATTACATCAAAGAAATTGAAAGGGGAAATATTCGTGTTGGGAAGGAGTTGCTTAGTGTACTTTATGCTCTTAGAGATGACATGAAAAATCCCGATTACATCTATGATGTAAAACCAGGCCAATTACGCATCAAGTTTATTGAAAAGTTTTGCCGGCATACTAAGTCACCATTTAACGGGCAACCATTCATTTTGGAGTTATGGGAGAAGGCTTTTTTAGAGGCGTCCTACGGCTTTAAAATGGCGGAGACGGGGTTACGTCGCTTTAACGAAGTATTGCTCGTCGTGGCGCGGAAAAACGGGAAGACGACCTTTATTGCGGGTATCGATTTAGCGGAGTTTTTCTTAAGTTCAGGTGGTGTAGATATAGTCTGTGCGTCAAACACTAATGAGCAAGCATCCATCCTTTTTGAAGAAATTAATAATATGCGTGAACAGAGCAAAGCGCTCCGAAATGAGAAGCGTTCAAAAAAGAACATTTTCTTCATCTACTCGCCTAAAAACAAGAATAAGATTAAAAAACTATCGGCGCAATCACGCAATAAAGACGGCTATAACATCGAGGTTGGCTGTATTGATGAAGTGCATGAAATGACGGATTCGAAGGTTTATGACGCTATTAAGCAAAGTCAATCAACGAAGAAAGAACCGCTCATTTTCATCATCACAACTGAGGGAACTACAATTGGCGGCTTTCTTGATAAAAAGTTAGATTACGCTCGCAAGATGATTAAAGGCGAAATTAAGGATATTAGAATCTTGCCCTGGCTCTATACGCAAGATAGTGTCGAAGAAGTATTCGATGACCCTTCCTCATGGCAAAAAAGCAATCCGTCGCTCGGTAAGATTAAACTTGTCTCCTATCTTGAAGACATCATGAACAAGGCTAAAAATGATCTCTCAACAAGAGTTACGATGCTTTGTAAAGACTTTAATATTAAGCAAGCTGATAGCGGTTCGTGGCTTACTTATGGTGACCTTAATAATGAGGAAACCTATAACCTTAATGATTTAAAAGAAAGTTATGCTATTGGCGGTGTCGATTTATCATCTACAACTGATTTAACGGTAGCGTTATTACTAGTAATAAAAGATGAAAAAAAGTATGTCATTCCGCATTTCTTTATGCCTAGCGATGTGCTTCGTCAACGAGTAGCGGAGGATAATGTCCCTTATGATATTTGGCATAAGCAAGGACTTATTACTTTAACGGAAGGTAGTCAAAACGATTTTTCTTTTGTAACGAGGTGGTTTATTAATATGATTCAAACTTATCAAATTAGACCACTTTGGATTGGTTTTGATCCATGGAACTCACAGTACTGGATTAAAGAGATGGAGGAGTCAGGTTTCACTATGGAAAAGGTGCGACAAGGCGTTTACTCGCTTTCTGAACCAATGAAACAACTTGAAGCCGATTTAAAGAATAAAGTTGTGAACTATAACAATAACCCGATTATGAAATGGTGCTTAAGTAATACACAAGCCAAGGTTGATGTTAATGGTAATATTCAGCCTTCTAAACTTGATTCAAAGTTACGAAGAATTGACGGAACGGTCGCTTTAATTATTGCTTACGCTGTGTTAAACAGATACAAAAACGACTATGAAAACATGATAAGTTAGGAGGCTTTATGGGATTATTTAAAAGAAAGAAGAAGACCGTTCAGCCTATCAACTATGATACGAAAGTCTTCCAATCGACATTGAACATTTTTAGTGATTTTGGAAACAACATAAACGCTAGCGATGTGGTGAAGATTTGCATTGACCGCATTGCGACACACGCGGCTAAACTCAAACCGCGTTATGTAAAAAATCTTGATAACTCTTCGGTTGTCGAGAAAAAAGGGACATTAGCGTTTCTTTTAAAGTATGCGCCTAACCCTTTAATGACACCTTACGATTTTATTTATCGGGTGGTGACATTACTTTACTTAAATAATAACGCTTTTATTTATCCGCTCTATGATGAAAACACCTATGAATTAAAAGAGTTATGGCCAATTAAACCAAATGCCGTTGAAGCACTCAAAGATAATAGCGGTGCGTTATTTCTTCGCTTTTCTTTCGTTGATGGGAATAAATACACTTTGCCTTACGAATCAATTATTCATTTACGGAGATTTTACGGCGTTAATGATATCTTTGGCGGAAGCGGCGCAATTTCAGACCATTCCGCAATCCTTAAAACAATCAAAATTAATGATTCAGTCTTACAGGGAATTGATAACGCTATTCGTAGTAGTTTTCAGATTAAAGGGCTCCTTAAAATCAATGCCATGCTTTCTGAAAAAGATAAGAAGGCACAAAAGGAAGAATTTGATAGGGCATTAAAAGAAGCCTCGACTAGTGGTAATTCTGCCATTGTTCCTGTGGATCTTAAAAGTGATTATGTTCCTTTAAGCGTTGACCCAAAACTAGTTAGCAGCGAAACACTAACTTTTCTCCAAAAGAAAATCATCACCTATTTTGGTGTAAGTGAAGCAATCTACGATAACAAGTATACGGAAGATGAATATAACGCTTTCTATGAAGGAACGATTGAAGGGATTGCGATTGCGCTATCGGAAACTTTTTCAAGAGCTCTCCTTACAAGAAATAACTTAGAAAATGGAGAGCAAATTATCTTTTATTCCGAGCGTCTACAATACGCATCGTGGAACACCAAAGTAAGTGCGATTGAGAAATTAATGGGGCTAGGAATATTATCACTTAATGAATCAAGAAGTTTATTAGGCTTAGAGCCTATTGAAGGTGGCGACAAGCGTCTCCAGTCATTAAATTATGTTGACGCGGATAGCGCTAATAAATACCAAGTAGGCGAAGAGCCTAAGGAGGAAGAAGATGATAAAGAATAAAGAAGTGCGATTTCTAAATATTGAAACAAGAAATGAAGATGAAAAAGAAAGCATGGTTATTGAAGGTTACGCAATTGTCTTTAACCAGGAAACTTTAATTGGTGATGCAGAATATGGTTTTATTGAAATCATCGACAAAAACGCACTAAATGGCGCAAATTTAAAAGATGTGCCACTTAAATATAACCATACTGATAACCGCCTAATCTTAGCTCGTACTCGTAACGGTTCACTTACCTTTACGATTGATGATTATGGCTTAAAAATTAGAGCGGATTTAATTGACACCCAGTCAAATCGAGATGTGTATAAATCGATTGTCGCTGGATTATTAGACAAGATGTCGTTTGCTTTTACTGTAAAAAGTCAAAGCTGGGATAGAAGTGGGGACATACCAAAGAGAGTCATTACCGAGATTGATCGTCTCTATGATGTCTCCGTGGTAGACCTACCTGCATATGAAGGAACTTCTATTGAAGCACTCGCACGTTCCTTAGAAATTGCGGACGCAGAACTAAGGGCATTGGATAATGTTAAAACCGAGCAACTTAAAGAAGTAATTCGCAAACGACTTAAATTAAAAACGAATATTTAGGAGGAATTCAGATGAATTTAGAAATTCGTAAAAAAGAAATTGCTGAACGCTTAAATGAAATTCGGGCGTTAGCAGAAAAAGAAGACAACCTCTCCGTATTAGAAAAATTCGAAAAAGAAACTGATGCGCTCCAAGAAGAACGAAACTTAATCGATAAGAAATTATCAATGAAGCGTAAATTCGATAGTGCTGCGATGTTTCAAATTCGTAGTGATGCTGAAGCAATCGAAAATATGGAGAAACGTGGCAAGGACTTAAAAGAAGGACGCACAGTGACTGTCACTTCAAGTAATGTCTTACTTCCTTCGCACACTAATGCTGAAATCGGTGCATACCCTTTCCGCGATGTATCCACACTCGTTGATAAAGTAAGAATCGTTAACTTAGAGGGTGGTGAGACTTATAAAAAGTCCTTCGTAAAATCAACAGGTATGGCAGGACTTACTGCTGAAGGTGATCCTTACACTACCGCTGAACCGACATTCGGTTATGCGACGATTACGAAAGTAAAAGTGACAGCTTATGCTGAAATTACGGAAGAATTAGAAAAACTTCCAGCCTTACCTTACTCACAAGAAGTGTTAAGAGGAATCAATATTGCGCTCCGCAAAAAGATTTCACAACAAATTTTACGGGGTGCAGGCTCCACGAATACCTTCAAAGGTATCTTTGCTAATAATGTTGAAGCACTTGCCGATAACACCGATATCGAAATTAGCACAATCGATGACACGACACTTGATGAAATCATTTATGCCTATGGTGGCGATGAAGAAGTTGAGGGTGGAGCAGCGTTAATTTTAAGTAAGAACGACTTACGGGCATTTGCTAACCTTCGGACAACGGAAGGGCGTAAAGTTCATATTGTCGATTATAGTGCATCAACGATTGATGGCATTCCTTATGTCATTAATAGTAACTGTGGGTCTGTCGTTGATCCAAATACTGAGGCTGGTACTTACTGTATGGCTTATGGGGCATTAACAAATTACGAAGTCCCAGTTTTCTCGCCAGTTGAAATTGCTAAATCAACGGATTACAAATTCAAAGACGGGATTATCAGTTACAAAGCATCCGTCTTTACTGGCGGTAATGTTGTCGGCTATAAAGGTTTCTTACGCATTAAGAAAAAAGCCGCCACTGTTGGTGGATAAGATTTCCCCATCAACATTAAATTAAGGTCGAAACACGTAGGTCTGACGTCTCGTACTACATGACCTATCGTTGAAGCGGGTAGGGTTAATATCTAAAAAATAGGGAGGATATTGTGATGAGTGAAAACATGCTGGAGATAGTAAAAAAGGCTTTGCTAATCCCTGTAACCGAAAACTATGCCGATGAGGAATTGTTAATTCATATCGCCTCGTGCCGCCAGTTGCTGATAACGACTGGAGTTCCTCGTGAAGTCGCTGAATCTAATAGTGACCCATTGGTAAAAGCTCTTATTATCATATTTGTGAAGACTAACTTTGGCTTCAAAAGCGATGGTACGGTGAGAGAGTTGCCTAAGAGCTTTGATGTCTTACTCAGACAGTTATGCCTCGTGCCTCTAGCCTCTGAGGTTCATGGCGCTCCTCATGAGTGATAATCCTCGGATTTCCTTATGATTTCGTATCCTAATTCCTACAATACTTCTTTCATCCTATTCCGTGTTAAAACAGCTGTCGATAAACTTGGCAACAAGTCTTGGCGGTTGGTCGGCTCCAAGGAGGTGGGTGGAGTAATCAGCTCCATCTCCTCCAAGGAATATTATTCATCGATTCAAACAAAAGTTTTATTCGATTTTAAGGTAAGTATTCAGTCTTTTATTTATGACGGGAGCAAGTATGCTTACTTTCCCTACTACGGCAAAATCTATGAAATCAAAAGAACATATCTAAACGGACAATATATCGAACTTTATATGGCGGAAACACCACTTAAATGGGAGGAAATTATAAACGATGGAAATTGATAAAATGCCAGAAGCATTAAAGGAAAATATCCAAGAATACTCCGAAAATGTCATAAAACAAATTCATATAAGTCTTGATAAAACGGCTGATAAAATTATCGATTACATTCGTTCTAATGTTCCGCGCAGTGGTGGTCCTAATGCACTTGCCGATTCCTTTGTTAAAAAGGCATATGGCGAAGGAGCAAATCGTATGATTGTCATTTATTCAAAAACGAAAAGTGGACTCGTGCATTTAATCGAGTTCGGTTTTAAGCATCGAAGCGGAAAAATAGTGGCAGCACGACCGTATTTAAGACCATCTTTCGAATCGCTTAGTCCCTTAATGCTTGAAGAAATTCGGCAAATTATAAAAGAGGGAGGTTAATGCGTGTATTTAGAAAAATTACGAAATACGCTCTTAAGCGTTGTCCCGAAAGTGTTCTACGCTACTAATGAGTACGATAATGAAGATAATGCTGAACCACCCTTTATCGTCTTTCAAGAAATTAGTAAAAGAGCTTCAGTATTCGCGGAAGATAAACCAGTGTTCTATATGAGCACTATTCAAATTACGCTTGTTACTAAGAAGAAGGATCCTGCGCTAGAAACTAAACTAAAGACGACCCTTCTTAAAAATGGCTATACGCCACAAAACCTATCCGAGTTTAGAAATGAGGATGGTTCAATTAATAAAATCTATGAAGTTAGATTGGAGGAAATTTAAACATGGCTAATAATAAAATTACTTACGGTTTACGTAATGTCCACTATTCAATTGCGACACAAGCAAGTAACGGAACATGGAGTTTTGCGACACCAGTAGCCTTACCAGGCGCTCAAGAATTCACAAGTGATATTGTTGGTGGTTCAACAGCGGTTTATGCTGACGACATTGTTATTGCAAACTTAGTGCAAAACGCAGGGAGAACTTTAACGCTTAAACTTACTGAAATTACAGAAGAGTTTAAAACGGATGTACTTGGGTATAAAAGGCTTGCTAACGGCAATCTTGTCGAAGTAGCAAATGCTAAACCAGTCACCTTTGCACTCGGGCTAGAATTCCAGGGTGATGCTAAAGCACGAAGAGCATGGTTCTATTTGTGTAATGTAACACCCATTAGTGAAGCGACAAAGTCAAAAACGGACTCTGCAGAAGCAAATGCTGTGACACTTAATATTACCGCTCGCCCAATTGAAGTCGGGGATCATTTAGTTACTAATAGTGTTGCTGCGCTTGGTGATAGTAACTATGCAAACTTCCTAACACTAGCGCCGACATTACCGGTTATTCCAGGAGAATAGACTATGGAGAAAGTAGTTACCCTTGGAGGGAAGGAGTTAAAACTTGCTTCCTCGCTTTTTACGATTATTTCTTATCGGCAAGTATTCGGCACAGAGCTTTTCACCGATATCAACACGCTTGATAAAGCCTTACAAAAGAATAAAGATGATGTTGGAAAATTCATCGATATTTTATTTCGAATTGTCTACATCTTACATAAACCTTTTACGAGTGATACCTATGACAAGTTTATGCAGGGGTTTGATTTTGCGGTTTTAAATAGAACTGAGGAATTAAATAATCTAGCAAATGTTATTGCGGAGTTACTCGGTTCAGTAAACAGTAAACAAGCGGGCAAAGTATCCCCGCGATAGTGTGCCAGGTTATCATAGTTTCACGGCAAATATCATTTATAACTTGGCGCAATTAGGAATTCCAATCCGTGATAGTGAGTTTTTTGACATTCAAACTTACCTCGAAATCGTCGAAATCCACAAGAATGTCTATGCAGGTGAGACACCTAGTCGACAAGCAACACAAGCGGATATCGATACATTTTTAGGTTAGGGGGAGTATAAAAATATGGCTGAAACAGTAAAAGGAATGAATATTAAGTTAGGTCTTGACACTACTGAACTTGAAGCCAATATTAAATCACTAAATGCTGGCCTTAAAGAACAGCAAAGAGACCTAGCAGTTATTAATAAAAACTTAAGGTATGATGCTGGGAATCTTGATTTATGGAAACAAAAGCAAGATAAACTAAATCAGACTCTAACCTTAACGAAACAAAAGTTAGAAGAACAAAATAAGCAATTAGAGAAGGCTAAAAAGGCTGTCGAAATCGGCGCCATGAGCGAGAAAGAGTTTAATAAACTTAACCGCTCAATAAAGTATACCGAGGCTGAAGTCGCAAACTTAAATTCGCAACTTGAAAAAACGGAAAGCAAGATTAAAAGTCTCTCTAGTATCAACACTGCTGCTATCGGTAAAATCGGTTCAGCATTAACTAAATACGTTACTGCTCCCGCTATTGCGGCTGGCTCGGCTTTGTCCGCTCTAGCACTTAGCACAGCAAAGACAGTTGATGATATTGCCGATACTGCCAAAAAACTAGGACTTTCAGTTGAAGCATTACAAGAGTGGCAATACACAGCTAAACTATTAGGCTCAACCACGATTGCAATGGATAAAGCCTTTATTAAGGTTAATACAATCCTCGGTAATATTGCTTCGGGGAATGCGGATAGAGCAAGAGAAGCACTCGCCCTTATCGGGTTAACGGTTGATGATATTGCTGGGCTTAATACGGAAGAGGCTTTTGAAGTTATTCGTAATGCACTAGCAAGCGTTGAGGATCAAGCAACGAGGACGGCAGTCGCGAATGCTTTCTTTGGCGAAAATATTGGTTCAGAGTTAGCGCCAGTATTAGAAGCGTCCGCTACTGAAATTAGTAAGTGGAAAGAAGAAGCAAGAGAGTTAGGAATTGTTACGAGTGAAGACGCTGAGATTGCTGGCTCTTTTAATGATGCGCTCGATTCACTAGCGTTAGCCACTAGGTCGCTAGCGATGAGTTTTGCAACACTCTTACTACCCGTCCTAGAAAAGATAGTGGTAGCATTACGAGATAAACTTATCCCGAGTGTACAAAAAGTACTTGATTGGTGGAAAAGTTTAAATAGTAGCGTTAAAGTTATAATTGGAGTAGTCGCGGGATTTCTAATTGCTCTTGGTCCTTCACTTGTTGTATTTTCAAAACTTGTCCCAATATTGACGAGTGTTAAAACGGCATTTACAGCAGTAAGTGGTGCGGTTAAGGTGGCAGGACTAGCGGTTAAATTTTCAACACTTGGATGGGCGGCGCTTATTGCAGTAATCGCTGTAGTATTACTACAAAATGAAAAGTTCCGTGCTTTATTAAAACGGCTAATTGACATCGTTGGTGATTTACTTAAAAGGGTGGCTGGGTTTGCCTCGACTTTAGTTCAGTCACTCATGCCCGTTATCGTAGCTGTTATGAGTGTTATTAACACCTTAATTGATGTAGTCGTTTCTTTACTTGATGACGTTCTTGATTTAGTTATAGATATTATCGACGTAATCATTAATTTAATTGAAGCACTAATTCCTGTTATTACGAAAATCATCAATATGGTTGTAGGGCTTTTAATACCAATCATTAACGCAGTACTCGTCTTACTAAATCCAATCGTCAAAATAATCAAAATACTAATTGGCTTAATTGTTAAAATCGCTCAAGTAGCGTTTACACTCATTAATTCGGTTATTGGTCCGCTTATTAAAGTGATTACAGTAGTAGCAGATATTCTTAATATCATTATTAAACTCGTTGTTTCATTACTTGATATTGCAGTCCAAATCTTAAACCCTATTTTACAAATAATCGTAGCGCTCCTTATCCCGATTATTGAAGTCATCAGTGTCATCATCGAGGTTATTAGCGTTTTAATGGTTTTACTTGAGCCACTTATAAATGTGCTACTTGCACCACTTTTAGTCATGCTAGAAGTAATTTTTACGATAATAGAGGCACTGACGCCAGTTTTACTTGTCCTTTCTAATGTAATAAAGGCTGTCATCGTTCCGGTACTTGAGATACTTTTTGTTATCCTTGAGCCGATTCTAGCGGTGCTAACGGAGATTATTGATGGTGTTAAATGGCTACTTGATAAGGCTAGCGGAGTGTTTAACTGGTTTGCTGAACTCTTTAATGGCGAAGCATTCACGGATACAAATGCGGTCAAGAATAATAGTGTCACTAATAATAAAGTAGAAAACAAGACTACGACAAATAACGTCACAATTAATACAACAGGCGACGTCGATATCGATTCGATTAATGCCGCTTTAGGAGGTGCTTACTAATGCGCAAACTATATTTAGTTAACGAAGTAGGCACCACCTACTATTTGGATTATCGAAACAATACACTGATTGAATCGCTTGATGGTTTTGGATTTGATTTTAATATCGAATACCAGGATTTTGCCGACAAATTCGTCGAAAACAAGAGAAAAGTCCAGCAAAGAATAATTAATGTTACACTCCTTTTTCTTGAAGGATATGAAGGCTTTACGATTTGGCGAGAATTTATCACTAACAGTAAAAAAATGCGCCTTTACTATTATGCCGATGGTCTTAAATATTGCTATGTCAATGTTAAATCAACATCGAAAAGTCAGCTCGAATCTTTCATCATTAGAAGCAGTGTCAGTATCGAATGCTTATCGCTATGGCTAGTTGATAAAACGGAAGTGATTAATGTTGTCGAATCTAATGAAGGGAAAATTTATCCCTATAATTACGCTTATATCTACTCAGTATCTTATAACGGTTCCGTAACGCTTAATAATGAATGCGTTAAAAGTGTTCCACTTAAAATCAAAATTACGGGAAACTTATTAAATCCCCGGGTAATAATTCGCCAAAATGGAATTGAAGTAAGTAAACTTCGCTTGCTACTTGACGAAAGAGATGAACCAGTAATTGAAGTATCTAGTGACCCTACTAATCAATATATAAAAAGAATTGTGGACGGAGTAGAAACTGACATATATGAATATCAAGATTTCTCCTATGACAATTTTCTTTTTCTCCCACCTGGTATTAGCGAAGTTTTCTTTGATCCAGGAGTGATGGAACCTAGTACTTGTGAGATTAGTTTTAGCGAAGAGTATATCGCTCACTAAGAGGAGTCTGTATGCAAATTATCTTTTTAAGTGAAAGGACACTTGCGGTATTAGGGTATGGCTACGCTAGTGATGATTTCGAGATTATTCTTGATTCATTAGTTCCGCAACAATCTTTCTTCCATGTAAATTTAAACAGTATTAGTGCGAGTGTCGGTGATTACCTTACTGTTCGCAAGAAGAACTATTTCTATATTGGTATCATTACGGCTATCGAAAAGATTGAGGACAACTATATAAAAGTTACTACGAAAGATTTCCTCTCTAAATTTGATGTTGAAGTGCCAGTTAATTCCTACACCGGTAACATCTCGCAATTTATTGTTAATTTAATTCGAGCACACTTCGTTTATAGTAGTGACCCCAAGCAAAATCTTAGCTACCTACAAACGCAAATCATGATTAATAAGACGGGTACACTTAATTATGAGCCCGATAAAAAAGTAAATATTCTAAAACTTGTTGCCGAGTTTTCAAAAACTTATGGATTGCGACTTGGCTATGAATTAGTTATTACAAATGGGCAAATCACGAATATTAAAATATTAGTCTTAGCAATTACAAAAGGTTTGATTATTAAGAGTAATCTAGGCGCTATCACTAACTTAAATATTGCGGACTCTAACACTAACGCACTAAATAAAATTATCTTTTATCCAAAAGCTGACAACGTCACCTATCAAAACATTATTACTTACTATCTTTTAAATGACGGTACGATTAGTAACTACACAAACTCGCCTAAAAGAATACCGATAGTTAGTTTTAAATGTGAGTTTTATAGTGATAAAGATTATACCTCGCTATCAACGAAGGCAACTTCCGCGCTTATTGATTCTTCACTAGAGCATAATATAACTTTTGATTTCTCATTTTTAACGAATCGAATTACCGATTTAACTGACTTAAGTGTTGGTACTTTTGTTAACTTCATCACTCCGCATAAGACTTATGAAACGCTCGTAACAAAGATGGTGTATAAGGGGACATTTAATAAAGCGACAATCACGCTTGGTGAACAACGCATCTCTTTAACAGATAAACTCAAATTACTAAATAGAAGGGGGATTTAAAAATGGCCTTAGTAAAAATTACCTTTGACTCAGCTTCAGTGTCAGCAAAGCAAGACGCTGATTGTAATCATTTTCTTGCCTCAAATCAAAACGGTCGAATAATCGGCTTAGGTGGGAATGTTGCTGTTACAACGAGTAATAACTACATCATTCTTTCAAGTGGGTATGTCCAAGTTTATGGACGAAGAGTGTATGTAGAAGCAAACACAAAAATTGCTGTGGCACTTACTGGTAGTGCTTATGGCTACGTATTTATTAAATTTGACCTCGGGAATAATGAGGTCTCACTTGAAAAGAAAGAAGCGCCAAGTTCCTATCCTTCGCTTATTCAAGAAAATTTACAATTTGGTGGACTGATTTATGAATTACCAGTTGCTCGTTACACAAAAACAGCGTCCTCGTTAAATCTAGACTATTACTATGATCCACCCGAAATTGTTAATGCTGACACACTGGCAGAAGCCCGTGTTGTTGCGCTCGACTTAGCAGTCAAAAATAGATATGGTCCTGTATGGCAAATGAATTATAGTTCGGTAAGCGGAAAGTTCTTTACTTATGACAATATTAAAACAAGTAATGCTAGTAATGGTTTCGGTAATGTTAATGTCGCAGGGTGGAATGTTGTTTTTTCAACAGCGGCCGCTTCGGGCAGTGGGGCAATCTATCAATATAAGTTCAATGGCACTTGGTATGATGTCGCAATTCAATTAAAAGATACTGGGCTTGTTGTGGAACCAGCCTTAGCATCGCACGCTCCAGGAAGAGTTTATGTTGCCCGTTAGTATCTATGGTAAAAAGGTACTCGCCATTTATCGGTGTGGGTCAGTTTTACATGGTGTTGAAAAAGATGACAGTGACCGTGACTTTATCGTCATTCTTAAAAACTATAATGATGTAAGACTTTGTAAAGTAGATAACGCCGACTATTTCCTTTTTGGTGTAAATAAATTTAAGCAAGCAGTTAATTTCGATAGACGCATTGCCGATTACTATTTAATCTGGCTTGATAATACTTTAATTGCGAAAGAAAACACATTATTCGTCGATGAGAGTTTTAAAGAAGAGTACTACGCTTTAATTAATATTGATTGGAAGAAGTACTTTAAGGTGTGGCTACGCATTAACTACGAATACTTTTCAGCGTGTTTTGATGGACACATCAATGAAAAAACACTCTATAACCTTTATCGTTTGCGCTCCTTATTAGTTCATTATGAGAACACAAGGAAATTTGAATATTACTTAAGTGCTGAAGATAAAGCGCTAATTATTGATTATAAAAATAAAAAGGAAAATTTAGAAAAACACTATGCCAACTTTAAAACAATTTTCGCCTTTATTAAAAAAGTGCTCGATAAGGAGGAACGCTAATGGAAGAAATATCTAATGTTCTAGCAGTCATCAGTGTACTTGGTACGCTTTCATCTATCTTTTTTGCAGTTTTAGCTTTTAGGCGTAATGATCGTGGTGACCAGAAGCAAATCGGGAAAAAAGAAGGAGAAGTCATCTCTGATATTCGCCACATTAAGTCTTCAGTTGACCGTGTCGAAAAAACGCTCGACAAACTCGAGGAGCGGTATAACGATTTAGATGGGCGTCTTATTAAAGTCGAAACTGATACCGCTAATTTAGTCGAAAAAATTGATCATCGTGTACGCACCAAAGCACGATACGTAAAAGGAGGTTCTTAATTTATGGATCAAATTCTAATTAATATCATTTCAGTCATTGTTACGGCAGTAGTTATTCCGATAATTAGTCTGCTCGGCACAAAACTCATTCAGTGGATTGGGACTAAAACGAACAATGAAAAAGCAACGAAAATATTAAGTGATGCAACAACTATTGTCTTAAATTCAGTAAAAACGGTGTTTCAGACATATGTTGATACTTTAAAGAAAAGTGGGTCATTTAATAAAGATGCGCAAGATATCGCTTTAAGCAAGGCAAAAGATATTGCATTATCTCAATTATCTACTGAAACCATTAAATTTATCGAAAATAGTTATGGCGATATAAATAATTGGCTTACTATTCAAATTGAAGCAACGATTAGCACATTAAAAAATCACTAAACTATAATTTATCATCTCGGCTCCTATTGATTTAGGGGCCTTTTTTTATTATTGGTGTTAAATTTTTCATAATTCCTTCCTATTTATATAGTGAGCAGTCATGAATGCTCTCGACCACTGGGCGATTCGTATCTATAAGGGATGCGGTGTGTTTGGTACCTTGGGCACATTAAAAGGAAGAGTACAGTAAGCCACTACTACAAGATGGCAGCCTCCGTGGGTTATCCTGCGGAGGTTTTTTTGTTATTTTACTACTCAAAACGTCACTATTTCTCCTTTTATAAGTAGGAGGTTTAACAATGACAAGTAACGAGAAAGTGATCCAATTAAAAAAGTCAGGAATGTCTTACCGCGCAATAAGTGAAAAGACAGGGTTACCTGTTGGAACAATAAAATCAATTTGGTCACGTGCAAATAAACTTGAAACTGAAGTGTCAAAGTGTAAAGAGTGCGGTGCGGAAATAATCATCATTAAAGGGAAGAAGCCAAGACAATTTTGTTCCGATAAATGTCGTATGAAATGGTGGAATGCTCATCGCTTTTTAGTAAGCAATAAATCTAAGCGCCACTACACTTGTAAATATTGTGGCAAAGAGTTTACATCAAAGGATTATAAAGAAAGAAAATACTGCTCGCATCAGTGTTACATAGAAGGGAGATATGGCGATGAAAATTAATACTTATTCTGAAAATATTACGCAGTACCAGCTAACGATGGCAACTGCAAAAAAACTCCATAAATTGAATATTATTAATGATGACGACTTCAGTTTAATTGAGGAAGAAACAGCAAAAAAATATTGTATCAAAAAAGATAGTCTTTATCGCATTAATAACTTGATATAAACCCTCTTTTTAGTAAATATGGTAGTGGCTAGATTATGAGTAAAAATGATACAAAGATTAAGCGTGTAAGACATCGAAGCACACTACCACGTAAAAAGAAAGTAGCGGCTTACGCTCGAGTTTCTACTGGTAAAGAAGCAATGCTTCATTCACTATCCGCCCAAGTAAGTTATTATAGCAATTTAATTCAAAATAAGCGTGGGTGGCTTTATATGGGTGTTTATGTCGATGAAGCAATGACTGGCACAAGTAAAGAACGCCCGAGTTTCTTAAAAATGATGAATGACGCTCGTGCGGGTAAATTAGATATGATTATCACTAAATCGATCTCCCGTTTTGCGAGAAACACGGTGACGTTACTAGAAACAATTCGTGAGTTAAAAGCGTTAAATGTAGATGTCTATTTTGAAGAGCAAAGAATTCATTCCCTTAGTGCGGACGGCGAATTAGTACTTACCTTCCTTGCTTCATATGCCCAAGAAGAATCGAGATCCGCTAGCGAGAATCTTAAATGGAGTATTAGAAATAGATTCAAAAAGGGGCTAGCATGGAATACCTATGTTTATGGATATCAATTTTCAAACGGAACATTCATTAAGATTCCAAAAGAAGCCGAGATAGTAAGGCATATTTTCGCATCTTACCTTGATGGGAAAGGCACACCTGCGATCGCAAAAGATCTGAACAAGCGCGGGATTTTAACAAAGTTAAACAAGCCTTGGCGGCATGGTGCAATTGCAAAGGTGCTGCGTAACTATCTCTACACCGGAAACATGCTACTTCAAACAACATATAAAGATAATCATTTAACGAAACGGAAAGTTATAAATAACGGTGTTTTGCCGAAATATCATGTTGAAAACTCGCATGAACCGATTATCGATATCGACACATTTAATAAA